GGGATTTTTACTTATAACTTAGAGGGTACTGGTAATAACTTTAGTGTTATGGATGTGGTTAATCAAAATGGTGATTACTTTATGGAATACCGCACTCAACACGATTTTAATCAGTTTTATTTAAATCAAACACCCACAAGTGGAAATCCTAGATATTATAATTTTAATGGTGTATCTTCTATTGCTGGAGGCGATACTACAGACGGAGACACTAAAGTTGATGTGTATCCTAAGCCTGATACTATTTACACTATTTTCTTTAACATTATTCAACGCACGGGTGATCTTTCAGCTAACACAGATAAGTTAATTTGTCCATCGTTGCCTGTTTTGTTACTTGCTTATGCTAAAGCAGTTGAAGAGCGGGGTGAAGATGGCGGTGTTGGCAGTTCATCAGCTTATGCTACAGCTACCCGTGTATTAAACGATGCAATTGCTCAAGATGCCCAACGGCACACCGAAGAACTAGAATGGGTTGTATAAATGGCTAAACCGTTACAAGCACTTAGTATTGCCGCACCGGGATTCTTTGGCTTAAATACCCAAGAGTCTGGTATTACGCTTGAAAGTGGATTTGCATTAACTGCTAATAACTGCATTATTGACAAATATGGACGCCTAGGTGCGCGTAAGGGTTGGCGTTATATAACGACCTCAGGCGGCTCGGCAGTCAATTTGTTAGGTTCTCATCGTTTTATTGATATTGAAGGCACTGAGACGATTCTATCGTGGTCTGCAACTAAGTTTTACAAAGGCACTACAACACTTACTGAAATTACACCTACATCTGACAATACCTTTACTGCAGGTAACTGGCAATGCGCTACACTTAACGATAAGGCCTATTACTTTCAACGTGGCTACAAACCAATGGTGTATAACCCAGCTAACGGAACCATTAAAGATGTAGAAGATGAGACATCGTTTAGCGGTGTTAGTATTAATAGCACTACTCAAGCACCTCCCGGTAATACTGTACTTTCTGCTTATGGTCGTTTGTGGACTGCAGATATTCAAGACCCAAGCGATAATTCTTACTACGATAAAATGACTGTGTATTTTTCTGATCTGCTTGACGGTGCAGATTGGAGCACTGGTTCCGCAGGTTCAATTAATTTATCTGCAATTCTTATTAATGGCACTGATGAAATTATTAGCATGGGTGCTCAGAATGGACAGTTTATTGTTTTTTGCAAACGAAACATTGTAATATTTGATGATACCGGTGGTAGTTCTTCTTTCGATCCTGCTAATCTTAGGCTTGTTGAAGTTATTAGTCGCGTAGGTTGTGTTGCACGAGACAGTATTCAAAACACTGGTATTGATATTTTCTTTTTGTCTGAAGATGGCCTGAGAAGTCTCGGTAGGGTTGTTCAAGAAAAGTCACTGCCAATGCGTGATTTATCTAAAAACGTAAGAGATGATGTAGTTAATTTAACAGCCGTTGCAAATGTAGAACAAATTAGATCAGTTTATTCTGAAGACAATGCATTTTATTTGTTGTTGTTTCCCCATGTTCAACAGATATATTGTTTTGACACCCGCGCTCCCTTGCAAGACGGGTCTCTTAGAGTTACTGTTTGGGATACCCAAAATCAAAATAATATGTTATCTTTAGCTAACTCTGTTTTGTTTATGCAAACCGATGGCCTTGCAGAATATTTTGGATACAATGATAATACCGCCCAATATACGTTTCAATATTTTACTAATTATTTTGATTTTGGTAACTCAACTACAACTAAAATGTTAAAACGAATTTCTGCTACCATTATTGGCGGGGTTGACCAACGATTTATTTTTAAAGCAGGATTTGATTATACTGATAATTACACGTCATATCCTGCAAGATTAGAAGACCTAGCAGTCGCAGAATATGGGATTGCTGAATACGGTGCTAATGGTGCAACAAGTTCAGATGATTCAACTCCTGCGGAATACACAAGCGGAACTATTTCAGATATTGTAAGACTTCCGGGATCAGGAACAGGAAGCATTCTTCAGGTTGGTTTTGAAGCTAATCTTAATGGTGCAGAAATATCAATTCAAAAATTAGATGCATACGTTAAACAAGGCAGGATTTTGTAATGGCTAATTATTCAAAATTAACGAACTTTGCAAGTAAAGATAATCTTTCTAGTGGAGACGCTAATAAAATTATTAAAGGCACAGAAATAGACGCAGAGTTTACTGCAATTCAAGTTTCTATTGCAGAAAAAGCAATGATTGAGTCCCCAACCTTTACAGGAACTCCTGCGGCTCCTACGGCAGGCTCTAGTACTAATACAACACAATTAGCAACTACGGCATTTGTACAGACTGCGGTAGGAGCTTTGGTTACAATTCCATCAGGAATGCTTGCACCGTTTGCAGGAACGTCAGCACCTACGGGATGGTTTTTATGTGATGGGCAAGCCGTTAGTCGTAGCACATATGCAAATCTTTTTGCGGTTATTGGAACTACGTATGGAGCAGGAGACGGTAATGCTTCAAGCGGAACAACCTTTAATGTTCCTGATCTCCGTGGGCGTACTATTGCCGGTCAAGATGATATGGGAGGCTCTGCGGCTTCTCGTTTAACAGGAGACAATGGAGCTACCACGGCTACCGCAAGTGCTAATGGATCATTTACAAGTACTTCTAACATTCTGGTTGATAGTAATAGCGGTACTATTGTTCTTGGAATGAAAATTACAGGCACAGGAATTTCAAGTGAAGTTACTGTTATTAAGATTAACAGTCAAACAGATATTGTATTGTCAGCTAATGTTACTATTGCAGATGATACAGCCTTAACGTTTGCATTTGATGGTGCAGTCCTTGGCTCTGCCGGTGGTAAAAATACTCACTTGTTAACAAGTGGTGAATCAGGATTGCCTGAGCATAAACACACTATTACTGATCCTAGCCATGCTCATACAACTAATATTAATGCAAGTGGGTCGGGTGGGACTAATAAACCAAACATGACTACAAGCACTAGTGGCGGGGGTGAAGTGACTACAGATCCTCAATCAACAGGCATTACTGAAACCAATAACATAGCCGCCGCAGACGCATCATCCGCACACAACATTATTCAGCCTACATTAGTGCTGAATTACATTATTAAACAGTAAGGTAAAAATTATGATAGAACAAATTGGAGCAAGTTTAATTAGTTCTGCCATTGGAGGAATGCTCGGTGGTGGCGGTGGAACGGGTATGTCAAGAGCCGCTATTGAAGAGGCAAATAGACGAGCAAAAGAAGCGTCTTTTAAACCTTATACGGTTACTACCTCAACAGGAACTACAGGGTATGATCCTACAGTAGGCTTTGTTACTGCATTATCTGATCCTTTACAAAATATTTTAGGTACATCGTTAACTGGAGCAGGGCAGTTATTTCAAAGAGCCGCCACATTTGATCCGAATCAACGAAGTCAAGAAGTATTTTCAGAACAAGCCGCTTTATTAGCTCCTGAGTTTGCAAAACAAGAAACAAGATTGCGTCAAGGATTGCTAGGATCAGGACGGTTAGGGTTGCGACTTGCGGGAGAAGGCGTAGGAGCCGGTAGTGGTATGGTACAACCTGACGTGTTTGGGCTAGGTCAAGCGCAACAACAAACTCTTGCTGATATTGCCGCAGGATCTCGTGAACAAGCTATGCGAGAGCAAGCACAATTACAAGCACTCAGTGAGGGACTATTAGGTGCAGGATTATCTATTGGTGAAGCAGAACGTGCATTAATGGCACAAGGTTTAGATGCTGAAACTGCTAGAGCCGCCGCCGCGTATGGAGCAGGCAATTTAGCATTAAATCCATATGCGTCTGCAATTCAAGCACAGTCACAAAACCAAGCAAATCGTATGGGATTATATGGCGGGTTGTTGTCAGGTGCAGGACGTACTAGTAGTTATGGCGGTGGTTTATTTTCTGGTGGTTTTAGATCAGGTCTTGACGATGTCCTAAAGCTGTTTGGTGGCGGCGGTGGAGGCAATCGAGCCATGACCGGAACGTATTTTCCTAATTCTGGATTAGGAGGGATTAGTTAATGGCAACTAGAACACAAGTATTATCGCTGTTTGGAGCTACTCCAGAACAAATTCGTGAACGACAAGCTAGAGAAGAAGCACAGCTATTACAGTCTATTCGTGATCCGTATCAGCAAACTGGTCAAGCTATTGGAAGTGCAATAGGACGGTTATTTTCAGGGCCATCTACCGAAGAAACGCAAGCTATGCGGATGCAAGAAGCATTACAAGGCGTAGATGTTAGTGATCCAGAAGCTTTACGTGAAGTTGCTAGGACGGTTTCTACCTTTGCTCCTGATCGTGCGCTTATGATTCTTGATCGTGCATCACAAGTTGAAGGAGAGGTTCGTCAAAGAAAAATAGATGACATCACCTTGGATCTCCGCACTACACAAGCAAAAGCTTCAAAGTTTGAGCTTGCCGCGGCAGAGGAAGATCGTCCCGACATAAAAGCCGCAAACCAATTAGCAAAAGAAATTAAAGATCTTGAATTACAAATTGCTCAAAATAAATTGACAGATCAGACAGAACGTAAAGACAGAGAAAAACAAGTAAAAACGGATGCAGTTAAATTTTTAAAAGAAAAAGGACTCAATGAGTGGGCAACTCTTACAGAAAAAGGACTTATTACACCTGATGCCTCAATAAAAGCGTGGATTGACACACAAAATCCTGAGTTAGATTTGATTGAAATTGGAAACTATACGACTGAAGATGGTACACCTGTGTTGGGCGCGTATGATAAAACAAGTAAATCATTCTTACAATATACTCCAAGCGGATGGATACGGTCTCCAAAGTTAACCCAAGGCAAGCCTGATACAGAGCGCAAACCAACGGTTCCAAACATAATTAATAAAAAGAGTCAAGACTATAAAACCTATAATACTTTATTTGAAAACCGTGTTGATCTTGGCACACTCTTTGGACTTGACGTGAGCGATACAGATCAAGAAATACAAATTCAAAGTCAAACAGGTATTTCGGATCTTAACTCAGACGCAGGACGCTTACAATTATTTAATCGCGCAGAGCAAATTAGACGACAAGATGGGGTTGGTATAGAAGAAGCGCTTGATCGCGCACTTCAAGGAGAACGCCCAGACCAAACGCAAGAGGCTCAACAGCCTCAAAGTGATCCCTATGCAGGTGCAACTATTAGGAGTAATTAATGTCAACACTTATCACTCTTGAAGATATTAAAAACAGTCGATATCTTTGGGAAAATGGTGTAATGCCCGGAGATAAGTTTGAAGACGGTGAGATTACCCGTGTTCACTCTGATAAAGGCGATACTCGTAAAACTGGTAAACGTATTACTGAATCTGATATTGCAAGTAGCCCTTATCTACAGCAAAATAATGTTAAACCCAATGATATCTTTACCGACGATAACGAAATTATCCGCACCGGCTCAGACTCTGCCGCTAAACAATTTATGTATGGGTTTGATGAAGCAGGTAATGACGTTACAAACTTGGCCGCATGGTTAGACCAATACATTCCTCTTGGGGAGTTTAATTTTACTGACGGTTATATCTCTGCGGAAGAACGATTTGGCGAAGAGTACATGCAATCTACTCCGGCACAACGCAGAGAGTTACAAGCTAGACAGCGCGAACGTGCTTTACTAGAAGAGTACGGTGAGTACTTTATGCCTGATGATTCAGTTTCGTCAGGAGCCGGTGCTGTCGTTAAAGCTATAACAACTCCTACTACGATTTTACCACTTGGCAGAACTATCAAAAGCGCGGCAGGTATTGGAGCCGGTCTAGGCTTTGGATATTCTGCGTCTGAACAGCTTGCAAAAACCGGCGAAGTAGATGTTGTAGAAGCTTTACCGTCTACAGTTGTAGGTGCAGGGGCCGGAGCAGGAGTAGTTGCACTAGGACGTGGGCTAAGTAAAGGGCTTGATAAAATGGCTCGTACTGGCTCTGAACAAGTAGTTAAGAAAGTCCAAGCTACTATCTTGCAAAAACAAAAAGACGGTGCAAGCAGAAAAGGAGCATTTGATGAGGCTCTTGAAGAGGTAGGCGTTACTCGTGAAGAGTTTGCGGTAGCTGTAAGACGATCCGGTACTAAAACACAGGTGGCTAAAACCCCCGAAGCCGCTGAACTTCAGTTAACTGAAATGATTAAAACAGACGGCGCTGTTGGGCGGTTAATATACCCAAGTCTTGACAAATATTTGGGCGCTTTATCTACACGAATTAAAAATATATCTGAGCCTGTATTTGGGGCAGTCAGAAAATTTGAATACAAAACCCATGCCCGTACTGCTGAATCCTTGGGAGAGGTCGATAATTTTAACAGGGCATTACAAGGGTTAACTGACTCTGTTAAAAAACCATTATCCCGTGCTCTCTTTAATGGTAACTTTAAAGCCGCTCGAGGTATTATGAAAACTCAAGCACCAGAGTTACTCAAAGAGTTCGATACAACCATTGGGGTTATCAGAGGGATCGGCTCAGAGTTAGAGCGTGTTGGGTATAAAAATGTAGACTTAGGTACAGATTACTTTCCGCGTTTAGTTAACGATCTGAAAGGATTGCGTAACTCATTTGGTCAAAAAACGCAAGGAGTTATTGACAAAGCGATTAGAGATTTTGCAAAGATTAAATTTAAAGATGCAAAGACAATTAATGTCAGTCAAATGAGTAATGAAGAAATTTATACAAAGCTTGGTGATGATCAGGTTAATCGTATTATTGAAAAAGTTTTACGCAATGAGCCTATTAATTTATCTAACGGGAAACTCTTAAAACCTAGAAAGATAGAAACGGTAACAGCCAATCAGATAATGCAGTATTACGCTCCTCCTGAAGAAGCCTTGCAGATGTATATACGAAGATCGCTGCATGATATTGAAAAGCGTAGTTTGTTTGGAAGAACTAATAAAGAAAACGCAGTGCTTGACGCTACCGGAGATCTTGACGTTGATCAAAGTATTCAAAAATTTATTGCAGATGAAATTCGTAAAGGGAATATTAACCCTGATAGACAAGGAGAGCTAAAAGATCTTTTGCAAGCACGGTTTGTTGGCGGAGAGATGCCTCTCAATAAAGCCGCTAGTGTTATAAGAGACTTGGGCTACTCAGGAACAATTGCTAACCCGTTGACAGCCTTGATTCAGCTTGGAGACCTTGCACAGTCTGCTACATTTAATGGACTGCGTAATACGTTAGCGTCTTTGTTTGGTACAAAGAATATGCAGATCCTTGATATTGGTATTGACCAAGCCCAAGCGGCTATGCTAGACCCACGTAAATCTTCTGCAATACTACAAAAATTATTTCAGTACTCTGGATTTAGGGCGCTAGACCAATTAGCTAAAGAAACAACAATCAACGCATCACTGCGTAAGTTTTCAAAAGGATTAACAAGTACTAATCCTAAAGTTGTATCGAAAACTGAAACAGAACTGGTGAAGAAGTATAAGAATGTATATGGTGATGACTTTGATTCTTTGTTGGATGATCTACGAACCGGAGCCAAGAGCGACAATGTAAAGCTACTTGCCTTCCATGAGTTATCAGACTTCCAACCTATTTCATTAAGCGAGATGCCACAAGGTTATCTAGAAAATAATGGCGGACGTTTATTGTATATGCTTAAATCGTTTACTTTGAAACAGTATGATATTGTTAGAAGAAATATTTATCAGGAATGGCAAAAAGGTAATAAAGCAACTGCCGCTCGAAATATGACAATGCTTGCAGGGTACTTAACGGTTGCGAATACAGGTGTGCAGGTTACTCGTGATATGATCTATGGAAGAGATATTAATGTAGATGCTTTACCTGATAAAGCTATGTGGAGTTTACTCAGTGTCTTTGGTTTAAACCAGTACCTTACAGAGCGTTACTTCCAAAATGGTCAAGTTAAAGAAGGCTTGGTCAACTTGTTAATACCTGCAACTCCTCTTATTGATGATGCTTTACGTTTAGGCTCAGATTCGTTTAAGGAAGATACGGATATAGAACCGTTTGAGTATACTCGATCTATACCTATTGTTGGCCCTCTGTTGTATGCTTGGTTCGGTGGAGGCACTGAACGATACAACGAACGGTTGGATTAAAAAAGCCCTCCGAAGAGGGCAATCCACTGGAGGGTGGTTCAGTCTTCTAGGAGACCGTATACTTCTCCTATCATAATTTTAAAGAACGGTATATTAAAAATGTATCCATCAAAGAAATATATGCAAGCGTTATCTGCTGTCTCTCCTCGCTGATGGCCAAACACTGGTTGGCTTTCAACAGACTCCCACGATAAACCAAACACATGCCAAAACTTAATTGATACGCTCATTGTTCGTCTCCACAACCGCATAGCTTGCCAATCTCTTTAGCTTTATACATATGTTGAGCATTACCTGTGTACTTAGATGCGCTTCCGCTTTTCATGTATGCTTGTTTAATAGCACCGTCTGCTGAACTATCTTTGTAGTTGCCAATAAAACGGTCACCACAATAAACTTCATAAACTCTAAACATTACCACCCCCATGTTCCTGTCATACCTTGAGCATTATAATCTGTAACACGCTTCTCAAAAAAGTTACTGATGCTAGACCCTCCAATCAACTCTTCCATCCACGGGATAGGATTGTCTTTAACTTTCCAATTCGGCTTGAGACCCAGTTGGATAAGCCTTCTATCTGCAAGGTAACGTATATACTGTTTAACTTCTCCCGCAGTGAGTCCTTCCAAAGCTCCCATCTCGTATGCAAGATCAATAACCTTGTCTTCAAGTTTGACAGCTTGTCTAAACATTTCGTATATATCTTTCTTGAATTCATCATTTACGATCCTTGGATGCTCTTCACAAAATTCTCTAAAGAGTTTTGCCATACCCTCTGCATGTTGCGACTCGTCCCTGACTGACCACTCCACAACTGTACACATTCCCGGCATCTTGCCGAAGCGTTGGTAGTTGAGTAACATGGCGAATGCACTGAACAATGACATCCCTTCATTGAGTACAGATCGTGCAATAGCCAGACCTGTTCCTGACAAGGAATGTACATCTATGTCCCCCATAAATTCTACTTTGTCTGCCATCTGTTGATATTCTAAAAACGCTGTGAATTCCTCTTCAGGTAATCCGAGAGTGTCATTGAGTAAGGCGTATGCTCGTTGGTGTATGAACTCACGAGAAGCAAAGGCTGTGAGCATGGCTCTAATCTCATTGTTCTTAAACTTGGGTATGTAATACTCAAGATAGTTTGTTCCAACCGCCACGTCTGTCTGCGTAAATAGCCGCAGGATTTGGGTGATATGATTTTTTTCTTGCGTTGATAGTTTACCAGATTTCCAATGCGATACATCTGTTTGTAACTCCAGTTCATCTTCTATCCAGTGGATGCGTTCATGCTCTGTGGCATACGACACAGCCCAAGGATAACTAAATGGTTTATAGCTTTTGTTCTGTTCCAGCAAGCCCATACAATTGTTTCTCCAGTAGTTTATTTCTCTCTATTAATTCGTTTAGACTGTCATAACAGTCATTTAAAAGTTGCTTGTTAAAAGGGTCAACATCTTTTAATAACTCTAATCTCTGTAATAAATTCTTTAACCCTGACATGATACACACACCTCCTCATCTACAAAGTCTTTTAGTGCGTCCCTTCCCACTTTAGTCCCAACCTTCTCAGCAGTAACCCCTGCTGTAGTGCGGAGATAGTATAACCCCTTGAGACCCTGCTTCCACGCTTGAAGGTGGACTTGGTTGACAAAAGCCTTGTTAGTCCCAGACGGGAAGAATACGTTGACGCTTTGGCCTTGGCAGATAAACTCCTGTCGCTTGGCCGCATGTTCAATAACCCACGTCTGATCCAGTTCAAACGCTGTCTTAAATGTGTCTTTTTCTGAGTCGCTGAGAAATTCCAAATGCTGAACTGAGCCTTCACTTTCAATGATAGATGACCATACTTTCTTGGTATTTTTACCATAAAATTCTAAGACTCCCTCCAGATACGGATTACGCACAGTATGACTACCGGCACGAGTGCGATGAACATAGCAGTTACTAATGCGTGGTTCAATGCTAGGACTGCACCCACATAAGATACTGCTGTTAGCGTTAGGAGCAACAGCCAAGAGATGCATATTCCTAACACCAGTACCCACTCCATCAGGGCATTCGCCACGTTCCACAGCGAGTTGGTATGTTGAGTACGCAGACTGTTGTTTAATATCTTGAAAGAGTTTGTAGTTTTCACTTGCGGCCTGCCATGATTCCCATGCTATATTTTTACTTTGGAGGTAGCCGTGGAAGCCCATTGCTCCAAGGCCGACTGAGCGTTCTCTGTAAGCTGAGTAGACAGCTTTTCCCAGTTCTTCTGGTGCGTTGTCAATAAAGTATTGAATGACGTTGTCCAAGAATCGGATAAGGTCTCCAACCATTCCGCTTGCTCTCCACTCATCGTACTTTTCGAGGTTGACGGAGGAGAGGCAACAGACTGCTGTGCGTTCTTTACTTGTTGCGAGATGGATTTCATTGCAGAGGTTACTGCCATTAATTGACAATCCAAGTTTTCTCTGAGCTTCCGGTAAGTGTTTTCTGGCTGTGTCGATAAAGTTAATGTAAGGACTGCCAGTTCTGAACCTAGCTTCAAGGATTCGTTGCCACAGCGCACGAGCTTGGACTGTATCTCTTGTAACTCCTGTATGTGGGTCTGTAAGTTGCCATTCGGTATCATTAATTACTGCCTCCATAAAAGCATCAGTGATATTCACTGCATTAAAAAGATTAAAACACTTGCGATTAATATCACCGCCAGTGGGTACTTTGAAGGAGATAAACTCCTCAATATCAGGATGACTTACGTCTAGGTATGCGGCGTAGCTTCCCTTCCGTGTCTTTCCTTGTTTGTAAGCAGTCATCTGACTGTCCACTACTTTCATGAACGGTATCGGGCCGGGAGCCTTGTCGCTGATACCTCTCACGTCCCCCCAGTGACCACCCACACCGCCGCCCTTTACGGAAAGCCATGCTATTTCTCCATTATGTTCAATAAGACTATCAAGATTGTCCCCCACGTAAGTAAGGAAACAACTAATAGGCAAGCCCCTATTGTTTCGTGCATTGTCAGGTGCGTTTGACAACACAGGTGACGCAAACATAAACCAACCTTTTGAAGCATAATCATAAATACGCTGTGCAAGGTTGAGATCATCCGCGCAATAGGCCACACTAGCACGAGCAAAAGCTTCTTGAGGAGAAGTTTCATGTTCATACATATAGTAATCACGCATGAGCGTATGTGCTTGATCACTGAGGCGACTGTCTCTTTCATAATCAATCGTTATCCCAAGGTGTTGAGTCATCTAAATCATTCTCCAGTGTCTCTTCTTTTTGTTCGATTTTATCTACGAACCGTTCTACCAAGTCATCTGAGGTAATCTCTAACACTTCCATTAGAGTTACCTCATCTAACTGCTTGAGCTTATCTTTAATATCTTCAAGCGTAAACATTTATTTTACCACACTTCTTTGAGTTTGTCAAGATAATGTGAACATTTTTCAAGGTCAACAATACCTCCTTTGTCTTGAAACCGTGATATGTATTTGATTACATTACCAATTAAGTATCCTTTGAACTGTTCTTCTGTTAAAACAACTTCCATATAGTCCCAAGGTTGTATTGATTTTTGATAATGATTGCCTCCAACTTGATGGTCTCTTGCAATTTCTGCGGCATAGGCTTCTGCAATCTCTGACAAATCAGGCATAGCGATTCCTCAAGTAGTTGATAGATACGGGCATCTCATCGAATGTACCGTCCATGACCTCATGAAGCATCCAAATACCAGACCATGATCCATTAGTTTGTGGGTTTAAATACTCCTCATTGTGTTGATAAAAGATACCGGCAAACAGTCCTGTAATTCTCTTACCGTCTGCACGTCTTGCGTAGCTGATCGAGCGATCCTGTACGTGGCCCATAATACATGACATATGTTGTTTATTAATCAGTGCGTTAGAAGAGCTTACTGGTCTTCCCATGACACCACTAACAAAGTAATGACTATAACATACACCATCAATAACCACGGGCTGTAAAAAATCATAGACCTCCCATCCCATTTCAGTTAAATGTAAATCATCAAACGACATCAAGCCCTCAAGCTTTGGATCAGCATTGATAGCTCTAGCAATACGGTACTCATGATTACCCAGAGTGAACACCATGCGAGGATTCCATTGCTTGTGACGATTTCGTTGTAATCGTTTGCGTTCTTTTTCGATAGGCTCTAAGAATACACGCATTGCTTCAATGCCCGCATTGATATCATTGATATATCGTCTTCCCTCAAATGATTTTTTTCCTACGTCATAGGTAGATAAAGAAGGCATATCAAAATGATCTCCAATGTGAACAATCACATCAGGCTTCTTTTCAACGGCATATTCTCCTGCCCAACGCAAATGCTCAGTCGAGTTTCCCGGCTTGACTTGCGTATCAGGTATGACCATGTGTTTCATTTCTGATTCCTTAACAGTTCAAAGAAGTGCTCTGCGTCTACGACTGCGAGAGGTCTTCTTCTGTTTTCTTTAACAATGACAAGCGGCTGTGCATCGCCTCGATTGTTGCACTGGTCAACATAACGATAGACTCCAACTCTCGCAAGCGACTTGCATTCAACATCATACGCGAAAGACTTACGAGCCAAAGGACTAAGTTGCAGATCACTGCCACTGACACCCATACTGGTACTTCTGACATCGTCTTCCTCCAAGTGAGTATACGTCTGTAATACGAGATCACGAGTCCATTGTTGTAACTTTCTTCCCTTAGCTTTAGCTGATTGGGCTTTCATCTGGAGGACTCCATATCTCATTTTGTTTTCTTTGTAGGTACAAAAGAATACCATTTTCAATTGCACGATCACGACTACCTAACTCTTCAACGCAGATATCGAACATCTCCTGTTCTGTTTTACCCTCTAAAAGTTTGTTTGCTTTAACAGGGCCGATACCTCTTACACCAATAATGTTATCAATTCTATCTCCAGTTAAGAACTGACAATAAAAATTAAGCAATCCCTCTTCGGGTGTTATGTAATACTTCTCCTTCTTAACAAAATTATAGTGCCACCCTTGCACCTGATCAAAATCTTTATCTAAGGAAATGATAACGCTATCGTCACCGTACTCAGTACAAGCAATAGCAATAGCGTCATCAGCTTCATTCCCTTCAGTTATCACACCATTCCATCCAGTGAGTAAGTACTCGCGCAATAAAGCGTGGTGCGTTGGTTTTTCTCCTGTTCTAGTTCCTTTGTATGACGCAGTGATGGCGTAGTTATTCCGATAGTTTGTCGAGCCTGTTAGGTATGTTTTCCAATCATTGCACTCAATATCAAACATCAGCATATCTTCTAAGAATGCGGCCATCGTGCGGATAGCCACGCTCTCAGACTCTTCATTCGTTGCAAACCCAATGCGATAGCAAAGAATGTCGCCATCAATTAATCCAATCACAGGATTTCAACGTCCTCATCAGACTCTTCCTGAACGTACTTCTTCAGGTCTGTGACTACAAGCTTGGACACACCAAGAGAAACGCCCTTGTTACCTGTTGGGCCTTTCCATGCGTATGGCTTAACCATCACACTAGCGCGAGAGCCGTTGCCCACTTTGATGTTGCGCTCTAAAGCGTCCCCGTTGGAGTCGTAAGGTACGATCTCATATTTAGACTTACACGTAACAAAAAAGCCACGCTCATCATCTTTGGACTTGACTTCAATGCCAAGACTTTCAAGCTTGTCAACCTGTTTGGGGCTGAGATTTACCAAGTCAACTTGGTACTTATTAGAAGTCGGATTGACTTCATAAAGACTAGGCCAGAATAGCTCTATGTCTTGGAACTTAAATACTTCACTCATACTTTTCTCCTGTGGGAAGTGAATGAACTAATATTATAACACACTAATCAATGTGTGTCAAACCAATTGTAACCAATTTTACTTTCTGCGTCTACTGGGCAACGAAAGCCCAAGGTAATCCCCGCCTTGACAGCGGAGGCAACCATGCAGAGCGCAACCTGTTGACCATATTCCTCCTTTGTTTCAATCTGGATTTCGTCATGCACAAACGCAACTTGCTTGACAGGAACCCGTTGCTTCTTGAGAGTCTTGTGGGCTTCAATACACCATTGCTTTGCAATAATAGCCCCACATCCTTGCAATAGTGAATTGAGGGCGGCATGTTCTGACCTAACGATAATCCGTCTACCGTCTAAGCCGCGTACGTACCCTTTGCTCGCCATCGTTTTAACCTTTGACATGAGTCGAGAAAGCGCAGGGGTTCCCTGATAGAAGCGGTCAAGTATCTTTTGTCCATCCTTAGCCGTCCCATCCACAATAGCACCAATCTTGCTTGGTCCTGCGCCATAAAGCGTGGCGTAGATAAGAGTCTTGGCCTGTGGTCTGGTAATCCCCGCCGCAATCGCGTTCTTATGGTGAATGTCTCCATTCAACAACTCTTCTGTCCACTCTTTATCTTGCATGTAATGTGCAAGACACCGTAGTTCGATGCCTGATAGATCACTACCTACCAGTACATTACCATCATCAACAGTCCACAGCCGTCTACACTCAGCGCCATACTCACTGTTAACACTAGGAATCTGTCCCATATTTGGTTTCTGGTGTGTCATTCGTCCGGTCACAGCACCGTTGGTAATTACTCTACCGTGTACACGCTCATCATCTTTGATGTTATCAATCCAAGAGTCTAATAAGCCTACACGTTTCTGTATCATCAGGTACTCAGAGATCAGTTGTGCTTCAGGTAAATCAATGTCCTTCAGTGTTCCCTCATCAACTATGATACTGCCTTTCTCAGTCTTCTTAGTAAACTTGACACCAAGGTTTTGAAGCCTTTGCGCGATCTGTTGCCTTGAACCCACATTGAATACGGTAACCCGATCTTTGAGTCTCTTGCCTGTTTTTTCAGACCAACGCTCTTCCACAATCGGAGGAAATATATTTTGCAAGTGGTCAGTAATAAAAGACATTCGATCTTTAAGTTGAGCCAATAGAGAGATAGCCTCTGGCATATTAAGTTTAAACCCATTGTCTTCCTGTCTCTTCATTATGAATGCAATCTGATGCTCAAGTTCCACAGCACACCCGACAATTAAATCAAGCTCTCGCTTTAGTCGATTGTAAAGCAGTGTTGTGACATGGACATCCTGCTTGCAGTAGTCAATCATCTCTTGAGTTAGACCCCCGTCAAAATCTGTGAAGTCATCTTTAAAATCACCAAGACGTTCACCCCACGCACGTAGGCTGTGTCCTCCCTCAATCTGAGGGTTTGCTAACCTTGACATGACCAGAGTGTCACGAACTTTGGAGAGGGGAATCTTGACTCCCCAAACCCGAGACAACACTGGCCCGTCAAACCCAATGATATTGTGCCCGACAATGATGTCATGCGAATTGATCAGGTCTTGCAGACCAGTAGCATCCGTGTACACATCACCGTTCGCAACACAGCACCAAATATTATCGTGCGTTAGATTGGTCTCAATGTCGAGAACCAATACCTTCATTCAATTACTACCTCCGCTTCTGTTTCAATCCACACTTTCGCACCACAAGATAGAGGCTTGTCAGGACTATAGACTAACTCAGAGTCTCCTTGAATGACAACCCTGTTACCTTTGCGGTTCTCTTTATAAGTCTTGACCGTAAAGATAGGCAAGTCAGCACCTTTTGCATTTGCGCGGATGTTGTGCTGATTAACATGTATGCGTTTAATCACTTAGATATCCTCATCATCTATTTCATTCATCCTACCAGTGCTGTGCGAATATAGCAAGGCACAAGCAGGCCCAGTAGTCCCACTGAATCGGTTCTTCAGCACACGCACTCGTGTAGTGTTGCGTTCTGTCGTATCCTCTGCCTGACCGTTTCTCTCAAGTCCGATCACCATATCAGATAGCTGGGCGATAGATCCAGAGCCACGTAGTTGTGCCAAAGAGGTCGCCGCACCCTCTTCATGGCCCTTGGAGTCAGGGCGCTTGAGATGAGAGACCACAATCAAAGCAACGCCGGTCTCCTGCACAAGCATACGAAGTCTAGTCATGATTTCATCTATTGCTTTTCTCTCATCCCCGCTGGCTTGAGCAGATACCACGATGCTAATGTGATCCAGAAAAATATAACTACAGCCCAATCCTTTGGCAAGGTAGCGTACTCTATTAACGATATTGTCAACAGAAGTGCTCCCAAAGTGATCAAACAAATACATACGATCAGTTCCCAGTGTCCTGTCAAACGCATCTTTCTTCTCCTCCACAGTTGCGGTAGTATCCGGTAAGTGTAAGGGCTGATTCGCCGCCAGTGACATGAGCGACAGTCCAGTTTTGCGAATAGACTCCTCTAAAAACATTAGACCCATGTTATCTTCTGTCTTATTCAGGATGTGCCACACAATCTCCCGAACGAATTGAGACTTCCCTAGTCCTGAACCTGCGGTAATCGTTACCAGTTCTCCTTTGCGTATCCCGTACGTCAACTCATTTACACCTGTAAAGGGGTACTCGCAGTCAGCCGGTGCAAGAGGTTTCATGACATCGTCATACAGACTACTACCGACTACAATACCATCCGGTACATGTTGCTCAGAAGACCACCACTTATCCGTAAACTCCTTGTTATGCTTAGTCACCAGATAGTCACAAGCATCCTTCATACCTTGGGCGTGTCGAAACACCTTGGCCTTGGCCCCGAATAACTCAGCCACTTGCGATGATGCTTTCTGTCCTGCTTCATCTGCATCGAAACATATGACAATGTTGTCAAACGAATCGAGCCACTCATAATGCTTTTGCACATCCTTGACCGCCGAAGATGCCCCGTTGCGGATAGACACTACTGGGTATTTAGACCCAAGCATCTGGTATGCCGCCATCGCATCAAACTCACCCTCCACAATCGTCACATACTTCCCGCCTTTGGAGAACAAATGCTGACCATACAGCCCAGCGCTTGTCCAATCTCCTGCAATGGAAAAATGCTTATCAGGTGTACGCACCTTCTCCGCAATTATATCGCCGGATTCATTGGTGTATTGAAAGTGATACTTGTCTCCAGACTTGGCACACTTGTACGTTCGTGCGGTCTCACTGTTGATACCACGGTCAATAATAGTCCTGTAATTTTCAGGGGTAACTGACAATACTTTTGCTTCCACCTGTACCTCCGTATTGGTTAATGGTAGATCGTCTCTCTGAGGGGCTGTACGTACGTCACAGACAAAGCAGTGCGTCCATCCATCATCATTGATAGCAAGCCCATCGCTAGAACCACAGTCATTGCATGGTTGGTGCGTCTTTACAAAAGTCAAGTTCATTCTCCTTGTAGATCTTTGCAAGTTCAGCCAACGCATACGTGCTCAGTCCATCTTCACAATGATCCGCGAGGCTCAACAAGAACTTATGCAGACCGTGACGGTAAATTAAATTCACAACATCAGTCAATAAGAAGTGCTCATTGGCCTCAGTCATGGCACTGTTGAACTCCTCAAGAGTCATCTCTGTAGGTATATTATACATAATAATAATAATCCTCTCTTAGAAACTATATAGTGACATTGTATCACGAATTTTTCTCACTGTCAACTCTGTCTTCAATCGACATTAAATCATATCGCTCGATTGCTTTCACATCGTCTCTAATGTATGAGTAACATTCATTACACAAATCTAAATAGTCGTCATAAGTTGTTGATTTCCTTGTAGATTCAAAATCATTTAACAACTTGTCGCAGGCTTGACATCGCATTTTTTACCCCATGCTTTGGTTATCATCCAATGCCCACAGGGTATCACACCATGCCACTCTTTGTCAAAGTCTCCGTTATGCAGAGTCCGTGACGCAACTTCAATACCATACTTGTGAGCATGATTCTTGATAAACGTAGATACAGAATGAGTAGTTCTACCTACTTCTTCAGCAATCTCTCGTATGGTAGCGCCGTGACAGCGCATCTTACGCAACGTAGCAATCTGCGTTTCGGTCCAAAGATTCTTACGTCCACTCATATCTTACTCCCTGTTACAATATTGTTCGTAAAAATAATTCCCACTCTGCCGATAAAATATACGACACCTGTAATAATAAATTGACAGACAAAATACCTGCCCAGTTGTAGAAAAATAGTTTCATACTGTTTTTTCCTCAATATACACACGTAAATGCGTTGACTTGTCGAGCGGTGCTCCGTAGCGGTGCTCTTTCCAACTCCCGCCCTCGATCAACCCCGACCCACGTACTTTCATTTTGTACCTGCCACGGTTGAAATATTGCCGCATCTGATCGACAAACGCTTTGCCCTTCTCATCATTCGGTATACGCGAAAACACGTATAATGGTTGATAATCACTCATAATTTCTGCCCCCTCTATGCAGACCACATTTCCGTTACCTTCTCATCGCCCCATTGATCCGCCATTGCGTCAGCGATGCCTTGATACGTCTCTGACCTCAGTTTCCACCGCTCTTCTGATGGCGGTAACATATGAAGCCGTTGTGCTTCTCTCTTGGGTCGAGACTTCCAAACCTCTTTGACGTTATGAGTCTCTACTAGCGGATTGAGACCTTTGAGCCATAAGCACGTGGCCTTAGATTCAGGGTGGCCGAACTGGTATGGCTGTACCAATTGCGTTTGGTTCGCGCCAATAATCTCTTTGGCGTACTTATGCATGATTGGGTTTTCAATGGCGATCTTTGGAATATCAGCCTCCCATAATGCCTTAAAAAACTCCGCACCCTCGCGCATCTGCTCCCAACGTTCAGGCCGTGTATGTAGCCAACACACACCACTGTTGCACAGGTACGTGCAGGGGGGATGCCCGATTAGCAAATCCCATCCGTCATTGAGAATTTCTAGCACGTCTCCTTGTATGTGGTGAGGTGACCCGTCGTCTGCCGGTAACAGATCGCATGACCAAGCGTCATGGCCTTTGGCGCGGAAGGCTTCCCGCACTTTTCCTGAGTACTCACAAGCGATCAAAACTTTCATGCTGTCTGCTCCTCCTTAATCGGTGCGTCATATACCATCAACCTCCTTCAACATCAAGTACAATTCACCAATAACATTCTCAGCTAAGTCAATGCGTTGCTCAAGAAACTGAATATGCTCCTGATAAGTACGGAGCCGTGTCGCTGTTGCTTCTCGTATTCCTTCTTCATCTTCAACGCAGTTGTATTCGTCAGGTAACGACTCAACCCAGTTTGCTAGGCAGTCTGTTGAGAACCAAATCATGAGTACTCGACCTCCTTCAGGGATTCTAAATTAGGACCTTCACGATCAACCTCACACCATATGTCCCCACTAACTTGACAACCCGCGTTTACCAACTCAACAAGGTGATTCGGTAAAGTATCCGCATAGTAGTCCAGATCAACATCAATCAAGTGCCAATAGTCTGGAGCATCGGGATAGTTGCGCTCATACTTCCATGTTGCAACCAACTCAAAGTCATTATCCTCTGCGTCCCACCAATAGTGAGTACATGTGTACTCTGTTCCGTCTGTGTATATACTCATTAGTACAAATCCACCATTACCTTAACTTCATCACGCGACATAAACTTAGCATCTATGTCCTCCAAATCTTCGGCGTCCAAGAATGAGTCAGCACTGTTCCCTCCTGCATCAATACCAAGGAACAACACTCGACCTGCATACGGATACGGGTAGATCTCTGGGGCATACCAAAACTCAGTCTCAGTATACAGGCCTTCATCGTTCACGTAGATGGCATCACCACCTTCGTCTCGCCCGCCACTACAGAACACGGAACACTGCAAATGTTTCTTGATATCTTTGTAGTCTCCGACTTGCACATTACTGATTGTTTTTGTGTAAGGATCAACCAGTACACCTTTGTTTGTTTCACTCATTTTACTCTCCTGTTAGTACAGTTAGATGCAGACGCGATACTTCATCAGCCGATGAGAACCGCCCACGATTACACTGGTTCCACATAACTTGTTCACACCATGAGTCCCAGATCTTCTCAGTTGTTCGCGCCCCAGTAAACAGACTGACATAGTTCATCACCTTCTGTTTCTTGGTCTCTAGCTTCGCTGACTTTGAGAGGGTTACATCCGCTACATTTACCTTGTACAATCTCCTTACATTATGCACATCCATACACCCCACACGCCCAAACATCATCTGCATGACAAA